GAGGATATCTGTTCAACTATGCCACTACTGCGTTGAGCATCTCTACTACCAAACAAACATCTTTTTTAATCAGATTAGCACCGTCTGTGTCCAATGCAATCGCGGGGGACTTAGGAGAAAGAGATCTATTAAATAGAGCTCAATTGTTATTGAATGAAGTGGCGGTGACCACAGATACAGGATCAGGTTCAGTTGTGATAGAAGGCGTCTTAAATCCAAAAAATTATCCAACTAATCCAGCTTCAATCACATGGACTGCACTGAATACTGCGGCTGCAGGCGGACAGCCTAGTTTTGCACAGATAGCATTGGGAGGATCTGTAGACTGGGGCTCAGGTGCATTCACCACCACAACCACAATACAAGGCAGCTTGACAGCCACTATCACCGCAAGAGCATTCAGCACAGTCAGCCAAACAGTGACAGCAATTGGTAATGTTTCTGCAGTGATTGCAGGACGTACTAGAGCTTTCTTGACTAGCGCCAACGATTTTTTTATAACCAACACTCAATATGACAGCTTGACTGCAACTCCTTTACGCATAGGAGATAGAATTTCAGTCGCTACTTTTGTCACAGGCGGTCAAACTATTTCTAACATTACTAGAGCTTATCTAGGCACAATTTACACAAGAATAACCATGAGTGCAGTTGCCAACGCACAGAGTGCTGTTGCCACAAACGTCAGTGTGACCATACAAAACAGTATTTCACTCAACTATAATAGAGCTTTCTTGTCTGGAAGAACAGATTTTTTGGTTACAAACACAGACAACACAAATATCAAAATAGCAGTGGGTGACAGAATCGTTGTTGCATCTGTTGTAACAGCCAATCAGACCATCACATCCATCACGCCTAGCTACGCCACAGTAGCAAGTGTTGTGTACACTAGAGTTATAATGAGTGCAGCGGCCAATGCCACAACAGCTGCGGCGACCAACATAAGCACAACTGTACAAGCAGCTGGCACAGGTTCTACATACACAGGAAACTTCATATTTTTCACACTGGCCACTTGGAATAATTCCACTGCCACAGTAGGATCTCGAATAGCAGCAGCTTTCACTCAATTTCCAGCAGGCACAGCAGTGAGTGCAGTGACAAGTCGCGTTCTAAGTACTACCACAGTGATAAGAGCCACATTTACTCAAACCTTGACCACATCTGTGTCGGCAGGTGCCACTGTTACTTTCCAATTTGGTCCTGAACAACATGCTGTACCAGGAGAACAAGTATTTTCATTTTTGTGTCAGCCCGGCAGTTTGAATTCACTGAACTTATCCAATCTAAAAGAATTGACTACCACTGCAATTGGTGGTAGAGGAGCTTTTCCCAACGGTCCAGACGTGCTGGCCATAAATGTGTACAAGACCACAGGAACAGCAGTGCAAGGTTCTGTTATTTTACGTTGGGGTGAAGCTCAGGCGTAATATTCTTTTGAGTGTCTCCAGGAATTATCCTATAATTATCTTCAATACTGTCAGCTGTGCTCACTTCAGTTATTGAACTATTGTCCATTAAAGCTTCTAATTGATGTGGTTGAAGTGGAGGATTGTGCCAAGTCTGTCCTTCAGTAAGTTCTTTTTGATAAAGTTTAGCATCTTTAGTATCTATCCATCGTACTATAAACTTGCCATTGTTGACAAACCAAGTCTCATCTTTAGCTTTGTGAAAATGCAATGAGCATTTCGAGCCAATTTTTTCAAACACTAATATTTTTCCACAATATTGATCATTGGTGGCCCATATAATTTCATAACCCCAACCTTTGGTTATTTTTCCTTCTAATCTATTTTTCATTGTCTATGTATTCCTTAACAGTTTGAAAACGTATTTGTATATGCTTATTTAAAAGTTCGTTATTAGAGCAAGTATAGGTTTGATATTGATGAGTCAACATTTTTGGCATTGGAACAATATCTATTGGAACTTTATGCTTTTGTGCTATTAATTCAGCCACTTCTTTGAAGCTGGTTGCTATTCCAGTACCAATATTAAAAATGCCACTAGTTTGTTTGTGCAACATCAATTCATGAACCTTGCACACATCATGCACGCAAACAAAATCTCTTTTATAATTTTCACTGTTTTCAAAAATAATTATTTTTTTTTGAGTTTTGGCTTGCATAGAAAATTTTGTAATAGGGGACGCCTGTTCTGATTTGTGTTCCTCATGAGGTCCATATACATTAAAATATCTAAATCCTTGTATTTTTATTTTGTATTGACTGTATGGAACAGATTCCACATATCGATCAAACATGTATTTGCTCCAACTGTAAGGAGAATTGGGACTTTTTGCTGCATTTTCTCTAAAATTTGTTGTGTTGCCATACACACTGGCTGAACTGGCATATTGAAAATTTATTCTAAGACTGTTGCACAATGAAAGTAGTCTCATACTGAATTCAAAATTTTGTGAAATAATTTTATCAACATCTTTTTCAATGGTGCTAGAAATAGCTCCCAAATGTATCACTTGATGTATGTCTCTTAGATTGGGCAGTATGCCTGGTTGATATTCAAACCCTTGCACATTATGCAGCAGTGATTGCAAATGTTTCAGTAAGTTTTGACCAATAAAACCCTTGTATCCAGTTAATAAAATATTCATTTCACTAGTTTGTTAATGATATTAGAAGTGCTGTAGCCTTCTAATTTTGGAAAAATTATCACCTTGGCTAAATCATTTCCCACTGTTGTTTCTACAGTGTAATCTCCACCTTTAACTATTACATCTGGACGTATTTTTTCCAAGATGTTTTTTGGAGTATCCTCAGAAAACACCACTACAGAATCTACCCAGCTCAATATTTCCAATTGTTTTTTTCTAACTTCGCATTTGTTAATTGGTCTGTCCGCACCTTTCAATCTTTTTACACTGTCGTCATCATTGATTCCCACTATTAGTTTTTTTCCTTGGCTTTTAGCAAATTTTAGTAGCTCAAGATGTCCTGTGTGTATGATATCAAATACTCCATTGGTCCAAACTACTCCTCTGTCAATGTCTTGTGGACTTACTGGTACTACTCCTTGTTTTTCAACATTCCTAGCAGCAGCATAACAGGCAAGCTCACAGCTTTGTTTTACAGAGTATCCTTTGTTTATTCCATAAATTAATACAGATAGAAAAGCATCGCCTGCTCCTGATACATCAGCAACTTCTTTGCTAGGTTCTTTGTGATGGTGATAATGTCCATCTGTGTGTAAGATATGCACACCTTTTGATCCTTCTGTAATTATCAACCAAGTCCAGTCATATTTGCGCATGAATTTTATCGCACTTGCAACTTCGAAATCACCATTCCATATCATATATTCTTTCATATTTGGTTTGACCAAGAATGCTCCAGTATAAAACAGAGGACTTTGTTTAGGATCTACAAATATGTTGTGTGTTTTTGACAAAATTTTTGACACAGTATCAATTTTAATAACTCCTTTAGCATAATCACTGATCACAACAATGTCATCTCTTTCCAATGTTTCCACAAAGTCATCATCAACATTGCCTGTATAAAATTTTTCACGATCTAATCTAACCACATGATGTCCACCCTGACCTATTATCCTTGTTTTTTCGGTGGTGTAATCAGCATCTCTTTTAATGTTAATAGACATGCCTTCATACGCTAACAAATTTAATAACGTAACCCCTTCTAAGTCATTAGACATAGCACCCCAGATATCTACCTTTATTTTAAGACGTGCTAGATTCACAGCAACATTAGCAGCTCCGCCAGCATTTAAATTTTCATCCTGTTTTAAAATGATCGGAATAGGTGCTTCCGGACTCATGCGTGTGGCTGTACCTTTGATCCATCTGTCCAACATCACATCACCTAATATTTTTATCATAAAAATTTCAACATTTTAAATACAGTTTCTAATTTCATTTGATTGGTTTTGTTGGTGAGAGTATTGCGTAATCCTTGATGCAGAGGTTTTGGCCATTTACCAAACTGAACCCATGCATAGCCGTCGTGTTCTTCATTCAGCACAGGAAGAAATTCATCTTTTACCACACACAAATATGTATGATATAGAAAATTTTCATCGTTACTCACAAATGTTTCAAGCGGAATAGTTTTGATAATTTTTATTGGCCCAATTTCTTCACCAATTTCTCTACTGAGTGATTCCCACGGAGTTTCAGAATCTATATTTTTTCCTCCCACGAGACCCCAAACATTAGATATTTTACTTTGGGTGCGGTGTAAAAATAAAAACCTTTGTGTGTGCATGGCATAGAAAAGAGCTCCTATACCAATTATTTTACGGACATTCATAGCTGTAATTATGCTATAATCTTAGGTCCCAGGTTCCTTTTCGATATTCACCTTCAATGCTCAATAGCCATTCACTGCCGGTCCATTTGTACTGCACTCCGGTATTTAGATTGGTAACATAGTGTGTCACATCAGTTGAATCATCTGTCTGATTGGCACTTGCATCGAATAACACGTTCCATGAAGTGCCATTCCATTCTACTATATCATTGCTGGATGCTACAAAATCAGATCCATTACTATTTTTCCAAGCGTCTGGACCGTCATATGTTTGATTGTATGGAGTATCACCATAAGATTGACCCACATTCTCACTTGGGTTGATATCGTTAAGTATTATTAATCTTAAGCCAGTTACTTTATCATCAGTTGGATTATATTTGATAGGATCTACAATCAGATCTACTGTGCCCCTATTGGTCACTCCATTTATTAAAGTATTTGTAGGAAATGTTTCTGCGTCCCAAGTGACTATCAATTGATTTTCGTTTAGTGCATTAATTGCAAAACTGCCAGATATGGTAGCATCAGTGCCTGCTCTTTCTAAAACTATTCTGCTTATTCCAGCCTGATATGGACCTGGGTATGCATCCAGTACTTTCCTCCAATTTGTTGTGCCTATCTGACCTTGATGAATAATTTGCACAGTATTATTAAGCACTAAAATATTATAGTCACTGGCAGTGGTACCTATCACTGCATCAGCATCTGCTCTCACCGATGTACTTGTGCTCCTAGTACCATCTGCCGTGGTGTCTATGTCGGCTCTGATGGTATCAGCTGCGTTTTCTGAATATGCTTTCAATTCAGGCATGCTCATACTTAAATCTATAGTGCCTGTAGTTTCATTAAAAATACTGGTAATTATTTTCGTAATTACCCCTAGTTTTTTTACTTTTGTAGGAGGACTTATATAGATAGGGGTGCTAAATGTTAATGTGGCAATATCAATTTCACTTTCAACTCCCACCGGAATAGAACGACTGCTGAATACCACATTGGTCAAATCAACCACAGTAAGACTGGTCCAATCCACATAGTTGTCAGTGGTTTGTAATTCTAAACTAGGATTGAACAACATCAATATTTGCTCTAAAATCTGTAATTTTTGTTCGGTGTTAGTAGTCCAAATATCTGTTTTTACTTCTAAAGTATAAGGTGTAGGCATTAATCTTTCAACAGTGTAATTGGCGCCTTGAATATTGAGATATTCTTCATTATTTTCATCGTATGCTCTTTCTCTAATGTTTATTTTGCTTACAAAAGTTGCATCTGCAGTTCTTGTTCTGTCCATTTCAAGTCCTGTCAAATACACAGCCATTCTGGGTGCACTAGGAATTTTATTTTCACTGTTATCTCTGATTATAGTGCCTACTTGTCTTGTGATATCACCATACATTACAGGTATAGTTTTCAATATACCTTTGCCATCTTTGTAAGAAAAATTACTCAATAGCCTAATAATCTGAGTGATGTACCTACGTATCTGCCCGTCGTAAAAAAATTGCATATTTTAATTGTCCGCTTTTGGTTTAAGTGCCTGACTTAAACTTTGTCTTTGATCTATAGTTTCTCCTGCCACAGTGGTTGTAGCTGTATTATTAACAAAACTAGTTTTTTGAGTCTTTCTTAAATTGTTGTTAGTTAGAGTCATGCGCACAGCATCTTCTTGTTTTACCCATCTCAAACCATCATATCTAAACAATCGATTAGGCAAAAAATCCGATCTTAAAAAGTAATCACCTTTTGCTGGTCCTGTAGGAAAGGATATGCCGAAACCAAACACTTCGCCATTAGGCGCAATACCATCTCCCAACAAATATCCTTGATATCCATCTCGATCGGGAGTTTGATTTATTCTATCTGCTAGTTCATTCTGTGTGCTAGCATCCAAAGCACTGGTGTCCGTAGTGACTAATTCAGGCTTGCCTTGAGCATCTACCTGTAAAGTATAAAAACTTTTTGTATTATATCCACTTTTAGCAGTATCTGCTTCTGCTTGTGCCACCACAGCATTATTGATTTGCATTTCTTTTTCATAAGTGCTCAACACATCTCTTAGTGTATTTGAACTGCCTTCTTCAGCAGGTAAATCCAAAATATCTTTAAATTCTTGACTGTCCACTATTTGTTTAAGTTTAAGTCTATAAAGATGCGGATACCAAGTGGGCGAAAATCCTTCAGCTGCTCTGTTTACATCTTGCACAACGTAAAAGCGTTTGAGAGCCACTGAATAATCATTCAAGGCATATTCATCTTTTAGATGAGGCAGTTCTATCACGTCCCCAGACATGATTTTTCTCCCCAAAGTTTTGACAGAAGCATTGATGTGAACCGTTAAAAATATAGTATCATTCTGTAAAAAAAGCCCAAATTGACTCATATCAAAGTCAACATCTGACACATTATACACACCCCTTAAATGATAGATATTAGGATCATATTTTCTATCTCTGTTTTCTAAAAAAAGCAAATCTTGTATGTTGGTTTCTTTCACAGCATCATATCTTGGTTGGGCTGCAGTGGCATCATCTTCATTAGGATTCAAAGGTCCTAAATATTTGTGCACGTAGACGTCGGTTCCACCCACTGTAAACATTTCAGCTATGTTCTGATCTAGAAAAGTATAATCTTCCCCTTTTTCCGGTTTGTATAAGCTGATTCTTGGCATACGTATATTTATTCAGCCCTTGACACACGCTAAATATGTTATAGGAACCTAAAATGAGCGATTTGCAAACCCAAAGACAGGAAATCTTCGATTTTGTTAAAAACATGCTGGGCGGCGGCATGGTTGAAGTAGAATTGGATCCAAGTCATTATGAAACTGCTCTAACAAGAGCTCTGGGTAGATATAGGCAAAGATCTGACAATTCTGTAGAAGAAAGTTACTTGTTTCTTAACACTATTATAGATCAAAACAGTTATACTTTACCCTCGGAGGTAATTGAAGTAAAACAAATTTTTAGACGTTCAGTCGGATCACGTTCGGGAGGTGGAGATGGTGGTACATTGTTCGAACCATTTAATCTTGCATACACCAACACTTATCTATTAGCCAGCTCTAACTTGGGTGGCCTAGCCACATATAATATGTTCTCGCAATATCAAGAATTGGTGGGTAGAATGTTTGGAAGTTTTATTGAATTCAAATGGAACACTAACACAAAAATTTTAACTATGTTGCAAAGACCTAGAGCGGACGAAACATTGCTGCTTTACGCCTACAACTATAAACCTGAAAGTCAACTGCTACAAGACTACAAAGCAAGAGAATGGTTGAAAAGCTATACCCTAGCATCATGCAAATACATGTTGGGTGAAGCAAGATCAAAATTTAGCACAGTGGCTGGCCCTCAAGGCGGAACCAATTTAAACGGTGACAGTTTAAAAACCGAAGCGCAAGCAGAATTGGACAAGTTAGATCAAGAGTTATTCACACAAATAGCAGGTGGCACTGGCTATCATTTCACAATAGGCTAATCAACAATTGACACAAGCATAAGAATCTGTTAATATAAACAGATATGATTATAGGCATATGCGGTTTGATAGGCAGCGGCAAAGACACTGTGGCGGAATATCTTGTAGAACACAGCAATTTTAACAAAATTTCATTTGCAGACAAACTTAAAGATGCAGTGGCACAGATGTTTGAATGGGACAGACAATTGCTGGATGGAAAAACTTTAGAAAGTAGAACTTGGCGCGAATTGCCTGACACCTATTGGAGTAATGAAGTAGGCAGCACAGTAACACCTAGATTGGCGCTGCAGAAGTTTGGCACAGAGTGTATGCGCCAAGGATTTTTTGATGGCATATGGGTAAGTCTCACAAAGAAAAAAATGCTTAATAATCCTAACATGAATTGGGTCATACCTGATGTGCGTTTTATAAATGAAGCCAAAATGATTAAAGAAGTAGGAGGTCAAGTGTGGTGGATAAAAAGAGGTGATCTTCCACAGTGGTTTTTAGACTATCAGCTAAAGGACATAATTCCAGCTGATATACACAGCAGTGAATGGGCTTGGGCTAAATGTGATTTTGACGCTGTGATAGATAATAACGAAACTATTTTACAACTTAGACATCAGGTAAAAGATCGCCTTGAGTCCATTTGAAACCTTGTATTTGCAGCATTCTTTGACAGTTTGCACAGATTGTTTTAAGATTATTATATCTACAGTTATTAAGGTTTCCATCCATATGATAAACATTAAATTGTTGTGGGTGTTTACTTTTATAAGAGCACTTATCACATTCTGTTTTTTTTACATAACCTGCCATTTGCCACCTAGGTAAGCCCAAGATTTTACCTTTATTTTTGACACATATCTCACACTGTTTTCTATAGAAGACCTTGCCATTTTTGTGGTAGTTTACAGCCTTTGGACGCTGTTTACAGTTGCTACACAAGGGTCTCATAATCATATTTAGCTGCCCTTTTTTGCCCTTTTTGAACACTTGCATATAGGCTTGTTTTTTACATCTTGGAATAAATATATTCAAACACCTTAAAGGAGAAAAAATTATGCCAGCACTAGTATCACCAGGCGTAGAAGTAACAGTAGTAGACGAAAGTTTTTATACACCGCCAGCACCCGGCACAGTGCCTATGATATTTGTAACATCTGCATCTAATAAAACAAACGCAGCAGGCACAGCTACAGCACAAGGTACAATAGCTGCCAATGCAGGCAAACCTTTTTTAATTACTTCACAAAGAGAACTAGCTGACACGTTTGGAGATCCTATATTCAAAACAGATGCAAACAATAATCCAATTCATGGTGGAGAACTTAACGAATACGGATTACAAGCAGCTTATTCTTTCCTTGGTGTGAGCAATAGCGCATACGTTGTGAGAGCAGATTGTGATCTTTCAGAACTCACAGGTAGTGCTGATGCTCCAGCAGCAAATCCAGCTGCGGGCACTTATTGGTTTGACATAACAAACACACTTTACGGAATTCAAGAATGGAATGGTTCTCCAGCTACAAGTACAGGTGGACAAACATTTACAAACAAAGTGCCAACAGTGATCACAGATGTAGAATTTTTAGTTGGTGAAACAGCAGGCAATGCACCCAAAGGTGCTGTAGGAAAAATAGGTGATTATGTTGTCAACGCCACCACAACTTTTAATGACGTCTACTATAAAAATTATCTTGGAACGTGGGTGGCAGTTGGGTCCAGTGCTTGGAAATCCAGTCACGCTACTGTAACCGGCACAGTGTCAAA